GCTATCCCAAGCTGAGAATTGCGGTTTCGTCTCCGTATAGATTTTCTCTCGTAAAACAAACGGGTTTGAAGCACCGGCCTATCTGATCTCCTTTCAGAGGGTAAATTGTAACTTCGGTGAATTGACGATGGACGGCCTTGAATTACAGACCATGGGCGATGTGCACCCAGTTGATGATTTGATCGATACAGTTCTACAGGATACGGTCAATGGATTAGAGGTACTTGGCGATGCCGGTGAGAAAACCATAGTTCTCACGGTGTGGGGTGCCAAATGGGTTAAGCACGTCTGGGATTTTTGGCGGTTGGGGGGATCCGCGGGACAGTTTGCTGCTGATGCGTTGAAGACGCTTGATGAAGTAGACGATGAGCCAGAAGATTTCATTGAGGAACACAGGGTAGAGCACAGGAAATGCGTGAAAGATGTCAATGGCACACGTACCATCTTTGATAATGTGAAAATTACTAAGCGATTACGGAAGGGCAAGAGGAGTTGTTTTGCTGCCGCATTGGCCAAACAGGCATATTTTAAGTTTGGTGAAAGGCCAATGAGTGAGGCGAACATACTTGTCACCCGGAAGTGGCTTGCTAAATTGCTCACTGAGGAGAAGTTCAAGGATTTGCGTACTTGTGACAAAACCATTGCTATTGATAGGGCGCTGTTTCTGTCCTTTGTTCCAACTAAGGAGTTTGGTATGATGAAACTGGCAGTTGCTTCCAGACCATGGGAGCAGAGAGTTGTGGAGAACAATTCTTTCCCGGGATTCTTTGGGAAGGTTTTCGGTGTGGGGGTTTTTCCCTCGACCGAGGACTTTACCCACTAGGGGTGCCCTAGCCATGCCACAGGTTCCGATTGCCTCAACAGTAAGGTGATTCTGGAGGACGTCCAGTTGCGAGATGGGTGGTTCACCACCGTCTTTAAACATGCTCCTGGACAACTCTGGGTAGCCGGTAAATCTGAGGAAATCGAGAATCGTTTGCGGTGGCGTGAAGGGGACGGCACCCCAAAGGAGCGGCGCTTCGTAAAAGTGGCGGGAGTTGCTTCGGATATTACTACTGAGCCATTTACACACAGCCTCAATAACTTGAAACGAGCTGTACTAGAAAGGGTTTTCCGCGTAAAGGGGGGGGATGGGTTTGTGGAACCCCCTAGACCTAAGCGTGGCCACTTCTCTCGCTCCTTAGCTGGAGTGAGGGGCATGCTAGATGGTGTGATCTCTCCTACCGCCCCAATGTCTCACATGCAATTTGTGAATGAATATAAGGGCCGTAAGAGATCGCGCTATCTGAATGCTTTGGATCGTATCCGTGACACCCGGTGCGATTTGGAGAGTGAGGCGAGACTTTCAGTGTTTGTCAAGTTTGAGAAGACCGATCGTACTAGCAAGCTGGACCCAGTGCCTAGGGTGATATCCCCCAGAGACCCGAGATATAACATTAGGGTGGGGAGGTATTTGAAACGACTGGAGAAAACAATGTTTGATGATTTATCTACGTTATTTGGCCACCCCACGGTGATGAAGGGGTACAATGCATATGAAATCGCCACTTTGATGCACGAGAAGTGGGATATGTTTAAACGACCAGTTGCTATCGGACTGGATGCGTCAAGGTTTGATCAGCACGTCTCGTTGGAAGCACTTCGATGGGAACACTCTGTGTATTGTAAATATTTCACAGGGAAGCACAAGAAAAGGTTGAGACGGTTGCTGAAGCTGCAGGAAATCAATCACTGTTTTGGGGAATGCCCCGATGGCGAATTACAATACTCTATTGTTGGAACTCGTATGTCTGGTGATATGAACACGTCTATGGGCAATTGCTTGTTGATGTGTAGTATGATCAAGGCGTTTGCAGACGCTCATGGAGTCACTTGTCAACTAGCCAATAATGGAGATGATTGTGTCCTGTTTATGGAAAAGGAAGACTACGAACGAGTTAAGGATGATGTCTTTCCTTGGTTCCTTGATCTTGGTTTTAACATGGTGGTGGAACCACCTTCTTATGCAATGGAGGAAATTGAATTTTGCCAAATGCGGCCCATATTTGATGGGTTCAGGTGGATCATGTGTCGAAATCCAATCACCGGGATTGTAAAAGATTCCGTGTTGTTGAAGCCCTGGGGAGGTGAGAAATTTTTCCAGGGGTGGTTGGATGCTGTCGGCACGGGTGGGATGGCCATGTCAGGAGGCCTTCCCATATTCCAGGAGTTCTACCAGCTATACATACGATCAGGTAATAAGCGCCCAATTTCTGAGGATTTGCTTCCTTGGAATGTTATGCAAATGGGGAAGGGGATGGATCGCAAATACGGCATTATCACTCCTGCCGCGCGAGCCTCTTTCTACTGGGCGTTTGGCATTAGCCCAGACGAGCAAATTTGTCTGGAAGAGCACTATGCCAACATGGAGATTGTACCCCACCTGAGGGGTTACAGTCCCCGTGTTATATTTTAAACACAAACTCATGCTCATTGTGGCAACTTGCGCCTGCCATAATTAACAAGCACCTCACATGGGGACGGTCTTAAGTTTTCAAAACCAATTTGATGGGCTAATATAACAGCTAAGAGACTGCACGAAGACCCACTGGACGACCGTTGAACAGTCCCGTTATCATGCGGGATCCCATACAATTGATCCATTAAACAATACCGATTGGGATTTCCCAACCAAGCCGAAGAAGCCAACAGAAATTCCTAATTCTGTCGACCCACTTGATAAAATATACAATTCAAACGTTGAATACGCTGATAATTATAATCGACGTCAATCGCTCAACAAAGCATCTCATGCACAGTCAGATACAAATAGTCAAACAAAGTTTATGCCTCGCAAACTCTCTACATTGAGCATAGAAGGACCTCCTCCACAACCACCTCCCGAAGCTGCACAAGATTTACGTCTTGAATACCCACAACCCAAATCACAGCCTGCATCTGAGGGCTACAACTTCAACCAATATTTCATTGAAGGACCGCCTGTTAAACATCACGTGCGTAAACACGAAAGTGTTGTAGAGCGGAAAATCAACAGTAAGGTTGCTGAGGTTTTAGTAGACGCTGCTGGTAAGGTACTAGGCCGTGTTACTCAATACGTGTACGATAATACAGGGAGATTGGTTGACGTATTATTGGAGAAAGTCGGAACTAAATTTGAAACTATGACTAAGAAAGGCGCTTCACTTCCTAAGAGTAAGCCTGTCAAGAAACAGGTACGAGGCAAGATGCCACCCTCCTCCCCCTCCAGTTCTCAGGGTGCAAGAACACCGACTGGTGCTATTGTTACAGCCCCTGTTGCTTATGGCAATGTATTGGCTGGCAAAGCTACCATATCGCGGACTACCAAGAACGGCCATGTGGCGAGTGGAAGGGAGTTTTGTTTCGCTGCTTTGGGAAGTGGCACCATTGATACTTGGACTGTGGTTGGTGGGGCACCGCTCACACCAGTTGCTTTTGTTGATTCTAGAGTGCGTATGTACGGGTCGATGTATACGTATTTCAGGTTTGTGAAGCTCACCGCGCATTATGTCACGACTAGCAGCACCTCTTCTACGGGTTCTGTGATGTTTTATTATAATAAGGATCGTGCCTCAGTCTTTCTGACACAAACGTCGCCAAACTTGTTACCATTCGTTCTCTCTGATCCTCACACCATGATCACGCCACAATGGCAGAACATAAGTGTCAATCTTGAGTGTGATAGGGAATGGATGCGTACTGATTTTGGTAATTCCGTGGACATGACACACTTTTCCTCGGGTGAGCTCTTTTTGCTGTCTAAAACTGCCACCTCTGTAGCTGATTCTCCTGGGATGGTTCTCTTTGATTATGAAATTGAATTTAAAGATGAGAATTTGACCCCCAGGTTGCTGCTTTGGCCACAACCAACTATCTTTTATTTCCCAGTTATATCTGGTGGGACTGGCTATACTGCCACCGTCGGTAATGTTGTTGCTCTTGCTGCTACTAGTGGAACCAATCCGTTTGATTCCGCTAACACAAATAAGTTCATCACTGGCGGAGTCTACAAGAGTATCTTAGACATGACCCACTCAGTCAACACTACTGGGGATAATACAAACTTGCTTGGTGAGCCGACAGCCGGCACCAATGTGGCGATACCTCTAATTGATGGTACCACTCTTTACACTGTATATAACGGATCTGGTGTCGAGTTTTACGTGAACGCTGCTTCTGCGTTCACTGGCACCAATGCTCTCATCTACCAAACTGGGTTCGTGGCCAAGTCCGTGCAACTTCTGTTTTGGCATTCTTTGGCTGGGTTCATATCTTCAAAATCTACCAATCCTTCAATGTGATCGTGAGGATTACTGTTTAAAACAACGCTGCCAACTTGCGCGAAGTTGGTTTGGAATGGGTAAACCGTAGGAGTGGAAACCTCATACCAGGTTGGCCGTGGCCCAGAATGGATGCAGCAATGGCTGCCCCTAGGTGCGGATGGGACCAACTTGGAAACAGGGTAGTACAACCAGGCGGTGGTTCTCGGTGTTAGGCCTTGCAAACAGGCTAAGTGCGATGGTGGTTAATTGTCCTCCACCCGCAGTCGTGAAACTCGACACTTCATAC